GCAGAATTTAAGAAATTCTTAGAAGCATACAATAAGACGTTAAGCTCTCGCGACGCAGAGAAGTACGTAGACGGCGTAGCTGGTATTGTGGATTCGACAGTGCTTATAAATGAAGTGGCATTACTAAGGAACAAATTCCTTAGTATAACAAAGGGCATGGAAGCCAAAAATTTTATGCTCGGCCACATTTCGAAATTGCGTATCGCTGGTTTAGACGATGCTGCATTAAACTAAAGAACACATGCCAAAAACAACATTACATATATTAGATGAAGTAAATATAAAGATCGAGGGATTATCCCCCGAGTGTAGGCGGAAACTAGTCGAATCGGTGGAGTTCTATGTGCCAGGTGCACAATATCTCCCGGCAGTAAAACTAGGCAGATGGAACGGGAAAATGAGTTTTGCAGACATAGGTGGAAGATCGTACCTCAATCTACTCGACATTCTTTTACCTATTGTACAACAACATGGCTACGAAATCGAAATCGAAGATCACCGAAATCCCTCAGAAGAATTTCAGTTTGACATTGTCGAGACAGACAGTTATAGTCATTTATTATGGCCAACCGGCCATCCGCTAGCTGGTTCTCCTATTATGATTAAAGATCATCAGGTAGAGATTATTAATCTATATCTCGATAACATCCAGTCTGTCAATATAATTCCAACCGGTGGTGGCAAAACAATTGTAACAGGCATATTAAGTCATAAGATACAAAAATATGGAAAAAGCATAATTATCGTGCCCAGTAAAGATCTCGTAACACAAACCGAAGCCGACTATATTAATATGGGTCTAGATGTGGGAGTATTCTTCGGAGATAGAAAAGAATTCGGAAAAACACATACAATTTGTACCTGGCAGAGTTTAGAAAATATAAGCAAAGGGATGTACGAGGTGTCTATTGCCGAGTTCATTGATGGCGTTGTATGTGTGATGGCGGATGAGTGCCACAGAGCGAAAGGAACCATTTTACGGTCTCTTTTGAGTGGCCCATTAGCAAATATCCCCATTAGGTGGGGTCTAACCGGGACATTACCTGAGGAGGATCTTGATAAATTTGCTGTTAAAACATGCATAGGTCCGTTAGTCGGTGAAATCAAGACAAGTGACTTGCAGGAGCAGGGTATATTAGCTAACATTCACGTTAACGTATTGCAGACACAGGATCCGCTAATTGCGCATGGCAACTACCAAACCGAGTTAAAGTGGTTAACTTCAGATACATATCGTATAGCATATATTGCTGATGAGATTTCTAAAATTTCTCTAACCGGCAATACATTGGTTTTAGTTGACCGTATTGAAGCAGGCGAACGACTGGAAGCTCTTATACCGGATTCTATATTCTTATCGGGCGCCACAAAATCATCTGTTCGAAAAGCCGAGTATGCATCTGTGCAGGAGATAAACAATAAAGTTCTAATAGCTACTTACGGGATTGCATCTACAGGAACTAATATTCCTAGATTATTTAATCTGGTACTAATAGAGTCGGGCAAGGGATTTGTGAAGGTGATACAAAGTATAGGGCGTGGTCTTAGGGTAACGCCTGACAAAGACTTCATTAATGTGTACGATATATGCTCAAACGCCAAATACAGTAAAAGACATTTGTCGAAGCGTAAATTATTTTACAAAGAACGAGGATATGAATTTACAGTCAACAAGCCGGTTTATAAAAGATAAGGTAGAATATGCATGATTGTTAACACACAGATCTCGTATGGGTATGAATCGCTTATAGAAGTTTTCTTTAAGGCTAATGATCTTACTGTGACTATACAGGATATGAGGGCATATCCGTACGGTAAGATTATTCTACACTACGAGGATGATTCGGACACAGCCTTAGCTATTACAATGCTTTCCTATAAACATTTAGGATTTGAAAATATGTTATGCGACTATTTAATTAAGTGCGGCATATCGCCGTCATTAATCCCTATAGGAAAAGCACCAGTTAAGCGTGATATGAATCAGGTCGACAAAGAGTGGCAAGAACACCGAAAAGCTATAGGATTGACCCGATAATGAAAACAGTACGTACAGAGTTGTCTACCAACATTAAGGATCTATTTAGAATATTCCTTGATAGTATAGGTTTACACGAAGTTATTATGGGTGACTATATCGACAATACACAGTATATGTCTCGC